TTGTCAAACTTTATTGTCGAATTAGATCGACCTCCTACATGGATCGTAATATACCCATTAGAATATTTGGTTATATATGCATTACCTATAGTTTCTTGACCTACTGTTGTCGCTTCACTGATTGTCTCTTGTTTAATCTGTGATGGAGTTTTGAATGGCGGTTGATCAGCATCCGTATAAATCTTACCTAACATTATATCTTTTAATTTAACCATTAGTCCCAATCATAATTTTTATCTAAATATTTTAACAATGTATCATTAGCTTTATACAATTTGTTAATCTGAGCTTTTAGCTGTCTGTCTTTCATGTAGTTCGTATTTCTATTTGCCAGCCATCCTAGATTTTCTATTGCATCACCTAATGCATAAACTGCAGATCTCATAGAGATTTGACCTTCTTTTAACATATCTTTTAATTTGATCATTTCTTTTATACGTTCTTCTTTTCTTACAAGTGGTTTAGGTCTATTCCAAGTCATATCCTTTAACATAGATTCTTTAATAAGTTCTTTTTCTAAACCTTCAAGTTGTAAATTCAGTTGTTTCCATTTATACCCTCCTTGTTTTCCGAGAGTCTTTTTTAACGAATCTTTAAAGAAATTAAATATCTCATCATTAACATTAAAATCCACTTCCATCTGCCCACCACCATAATCACGTACCTTTATGTGTTTAATACCGGCTTTTCTCATTATTGGTAATATCTTCTTTTTCATAAACTTTGTATTTCCGGTAAAAGTATGTTTTTGTTCTTGAAGTTTTTTTATTTTTTCTTTAATAAGTTCTTTTAATTTAATCATTTTACGTAATCCTCTGATACATTGCTTTAAATGAAGCAAAAAAAGTGTTATAATTTTTCAAAGCCTTTCCTACCAATCGATTCCCTCCGCTATCGAGATCTCGAGATCTGGTGTGCGCGTATTTTTTAAATAGTTTTCCTAACCTACTGAACTCTCTGACCAGTTCAGCTAATTCATCAGGAGCTTCGTTAAGCGGTTTAGGTCTATTCCAAGTCATATCCTTTAGTCCATATTCTTTAATAAGCTCTTTTAGTTTAATCATATCAGAATACCGACTTTATCACATCAATGTTGGAAAACTTTTTTGCAGCCCTTGCGAATAACAGCTTATCCAGTGCATGCAAAGCTGCTCTGGTTTCATTGGCCTGCCTAAGTACATCTTCCACGTACATGAGACCCTGATATGCTTTGATGAGTCTTTTATCCCCGACATGTCTTGCCAAATCTGCTCGAGCTCTTGTGTGATTGTTTCTATCTGTGAGCATCCGGATGGATTCAAGTGCGGCTCCACCGAGCTCTGCTTTTTCGTTAAGTAGGTTTTTTAGTTTAATCATTATTCAACTCCTATTAGTCATCAAATTGTATGTGTTTTTTAGAAGTTTGTTGTAAAGCCTTTAGAACTTTGTTAGGATTTTTCAAATTACCTACTACACCCATAGACCTACTGCCTTTAGGATGTATTTCTACATCACCTTTTTTAGTTATTTTAAGAAACCACCAATCTCTAAATTTTCCTTTTTTACCATTGTGAGCTACTTGATACTTAATAGCATAATAAGTAGGATGGGGAAACATTACTTCTGACGCAGTCTCAACATGCCCACTACCCGAACTACGAAATTTTTTCCAAATCTTATCTAAAGTTTTGTGAACTTCTTGTTTATATTTTTTGGGTACTCCTGTTCCTGACTTTGTTTTAAGTCTATATACCTTTGAAAAGTCCTCATCTAATAAATCTTTTAGTTTAATCATTTTCGTAAGGCCCTTAATTTATCTTTTTGCGTTTTAACTGTACCTTTCATCTCTTCATCCATTCTAACATGTTGAGTATCCGGCTTAATTAATTCTATATGTTTTTTGGTTTCCACTTCAACTGCCCTTATTGGTTCCTGAACCGTTGGTGTCGACTGTTGTTTCTGGCGACTGATAACAGTCGTACCGACCTGAGTTGGTAACGCTTGGGCGTGACTGAAATAATACTTCATAATCAATAGTATTCCGGCTATGCATTGCCAAATGATTATTGATATTATTAATAGTATCCACCAATCCATACATTACTGTACTTGAACAGCTTGTGTTACAGCGTCACGACGATTCTTTAAATACTCATCTGAATCGTCAGTATCACCATCATTATCCACATCACTATCTTCACCACCGACCGGATCCATTGCTTCTTGAATATCATAATACCTGTTCAATATGCCACCTATATCTTCATATAAAGATGATAATCTATTATTAACAGCACTGTATTCCTTTGCAGCAACTTTAAATTCTTTAACCATTCCGTTCATCGCTTTCATGTTTCTATTAACCGTAACTTTATCAAACCAATCATCTGATTCTGATAAAACGTGGTTATGAGCTTGTTCTGCTATTTGTACTAGTTGCTCAGCTATTTCAAGAACATTTACTTCAGAATAAATCGATTTTCCAATATTTCCATATTGAGACACAGCCTCTATAACCGCATGTTTATCAATAGGCTGCTCATTTTCTTCAAATACCTCAACTAACAAATCTTTTAAATTTGTCGCCATTGTTTTTCTCCTACTTTATTTTCCGTAGCGCTTTTTGTGCTACATTTAAAAATTTTATTGCTGCTCCAGGGCTTTTATAAACACCCTCTTCAGCTGCTCCTGGATGTTCAGAAATCATATATTCTATTTCTTCTTGAGCATCTCTCAAATGTTGTGAGAAAGGCATTGCTACTTCCTTCACATGTTCCTTCTTTCCTACAGCAAGCATTTTTTTCGATTTATCTACAAGTTTTTTATAACCATATAAAAAATTTAAGCTACGAGCTGCTTTACCTGCTTCTACTTTATAAGTTGTATTATTAATTTGTTTTTTCTGTTTCATTCTTTCAACATCTTGAGCGTATTTTTCCCAATACTTAATTAACTCAACTGTATTCATCTTTGAAAGTGGTTTGGCTTCTTTTAAGGATTCATACCGAAACTTTCTTGTAAGTTTATTGTGAATTTTATCAGCCTTAGTCCTATCTGTTATATTTCTAGGTAAATCCATATAAGCCTCAGCACCTTTCTTTTTTATCCAAATGTAGAATCTTCCTTTTTTATCTTGGAACATTTCTGTACTATTTCCCTTGTTATCATTATAACCACCTATATAATTATCGCCTCTTTTTTTATGATGAAACTTACGTTCATTTATGGATTCGGTTTTCCATTTATTCTTATCTGCCATTGCAGCTAATTTTTTCCAATCACTTCCCATTTTTCTCGTAACTCGAGTGAACGCCATATTATCGCCCTTTTTTAGATGCATCATAAACCTATACAACCCTTCCCAGTTTGGTTCTACATTAATAGTTCTGGCTTCATTTACCCATTCAAAAGATAATTTTTTAAATGCTCCAAGTGCGGATGGATGATTTGCAAAATAATCAATAATTTTTAATGCTCCCTGTTGATGTTGTAATTTTACAACACCCAATACCTTCAGAAGTTTGCGAATTGCTGGATTTTGTAACATTTTATCAACATCTATTTTAAATGCTTCATCTACAGATTCGTCAACGGACTTAACTATATTTTGTATTTTTTGTTTTACAAATTTTTCTTTAGCACTACCTCTGAGAGACTTATAGTGTTTTATTACTTTTTCAGCAGTTTCAACATCCATAAAAATACTATCAATTCTTTTACCTTTTTTGGTTTTGAGAATCTTTCTTATATCGGCTATTTTATTTTGTGCTTCATTTACGGATTCATCTTTTTTAGTAAATAATCTTTGAAGCTGTTTTGCAATTTTTTCAACATATTTGGCTTTTTTAGGTGCTGGTATCTTTTTTAACATACCTAAATAATGATCTATGCCTTGCATAGCATCTCCATGTGCATCCAGTTTATCTCTAAACGTTATTGATGCTTCATCTAAAGATTCGTTTGCTTTTGCCATCATATCAGCAATTTTAGTTAGTGTAGCTTTATCTTTCTTAGACAACATTTTTAATGTTCTATCTTTAGCCATTTTTCTTAATGAAGATTCCCACGAAGCTGTTGATTCTTTAACCCCCATTAAATCTTTTCTATTAGGATTATGTGAAAATACGTTTAAAACTGTTGTCTTTTTATCAGGATACATACTGTTGACTTGGCGTATAGCATCGTCTTTATCTAAAGCTGGAATAATGGTACTAAAAGGAATTGGATCTTCATTAAATTGAACTTCAAACGTCACTCTAAATTTGTTATTTTCCGCCTCTTGCATCATACTTTCATACATTTTTTTAATTGCGTCGTAGAAGTGTTCTTCTACCTTTTCCGGTTTCCCTGTATGTTTAGTTGATGCGAAATCCTTTGCGTCTTTATCTGTCATCGATGACGCCGCTTTCTTTACTGAAGATGGTGCGTCTTTCATATCACCTTGTTTGTAAGAATGAACCATTCCCATAAATTTTTGTTGAGCTTTAGATTGAGCTGGCATTAATGTGTCCTATCGTATTTAGCCATAGCATCCCACATTTCTGCCATGGCTCTTAGACCACCTCTGGAAACCCTGCTCCACTTCTCACCTTTAGCTTGTTTAAAAAGATCCTTCGCTTTGTCTTGCAAAGTTGACTTTAGAGTAGCATACGTGTACATGCCGACTCCTCGTACTTGAATCTTATCATCTTTATTTATTTTTTCATCTACGGATTCTTTTTTCTTCCGTATAACGTCTTGACCAAATCCTGGCATTTTTGCAAATTGTTTTAAATAATCAGCTGTTCTGGCATAACTTTTAATTTTTAAATTATCGCGGCCTTGTTTCATATTTATTGCACCAATTTTTTCCAACTTGTGCCAACCACTTGGTCCACCTGCGTAACGTATAATACCGTTTTTATCAACCTCTATTGGTAAAACAGTTTTTGCACCAGCATTATCTTTTACGTAAATAAATGCACCATATACTGCCGCATCACCTCGGCGATGAGCTCGCTTATAAGGTATGTGTTTTAACACTTTTATTTTTGCGTACCCAAATACTTTATTTATTTCGCTAGAAATTCTACTCAGATTTTGATCCCAATCTTGTTTTTCATTCAGTAATGATTTTAATTTGATCATCATCTATCTCTTATAATAGTTTAATAATTTAGCAACTGCTGATTTGGAATCAAATTTCGTACCTTTAAAACCAGCTTTTATTCCATCCATAAAAGCCGCTTTTAGTCCAGGCGAGTTGAAATCTGATAAATTATATTCTATATCAGATACAGCTTTTCCTATATCCGTGAGTATCTTTTGAAGATATCTTTTCATCTGCTTTGCTTTCTTCATGTCAGCTTCTGCTACTGAATCTTCTGCTTCTTTCAGATTAACTAATCCGCTTAGTTTGATCATTTCTTTTCTCCAAGTATATCATCTACGAGATTCCGAACTGCTGAGTTATTAATTTCAGCTTGAACTTTTTCGAGTACAGACATCTTTTTTATGTATGTTTTTTTGTTTAGTGACCGCTTAGGTCTTCCAATTCCAAACATTTCTGACATATAATTTTTATACTTCATTATATAAAACTCTTTAATATATGTTTATTGTATCTATCATATTCTACAAATTCTTTTTGTATATTATCTACTAAATCTTCTGATTCTGTCATTCTCGTGTAGAGATCTTCTTCTACATTTGCTAAAAAATTAGAAATTTCCATTCCTTTTGAGTTGTAATCAAGTGTACCATCTTCTATGCCTTGAAGTACTACCGCGTGGCTTATAGCACCAATTGGATCATTTGCTGCAGTTGGTATGTTGTCGTTTTCAAGACTATACATTATCATCTCTAAATGATCTTCATCATCTATACGGTTGATTATTTTTTCAAATGTATCTTCAACTTGATCTGGTGGAATTCTGTCCAAAGCGTCGTCTATATGTTTATCTAAATTAGCTTCACTTGCTCGTTGCAGGCCCTCATCTTCGTCAGGTTCTTTCCAGTCATAAGGATTATCAGATCCTTTAGTGTCCCTAGCCCCGGGGCTATCATATCCTGGTTTATCCATGTTTGGATCAGCTAGACTTCCTGATTCACCATACACATCGATCAACGCATCATTTATTATTTCAGAAGCTTCTGCGCTTTGCATTTTGTTAGCAAGGTTTTCAAAGTCCTTTATGGTAGCACCTCTGTTCTTGGCATATTCCATATCATCTCTGACCATATCTGCAACATCAGGATCACCATAGTCCATACCGCGAGCAATTGCATCATTTATACCTTCTTCAGCTCCTTCTATCGCATCCTGTACTTCAGCTTCATCACGAGTGTCTGCGTCTTTTCCTGTATCTCCACCAAATGGTTTATCTTCAGGTTCAGATGTCCCCATAAATTTACTTGTATAATCTTTACCAAATTCTGAATCTGGATCATCATCAGTTTTTTTAGTATCAAATGGATTTGCATCAATGTCTGTTACCTTGGGTTTATCCGGTGCCTTTTCAGCACCTTTAGAATCGTCTCCTCCTGCGGGTACAAATTTTCCTGAATCTGTTTTTTTAAAAACTTGGGCTTTTGAATCTTTTTCCTTACCCTTTTCTTTGTAATTGCCGTATCCAACGTGGACGTATTTATCGGCTGCAGCTTCCGAGAGTGCTTCTTTAATCAATTTACGAATATACGCTCGAGTAATAACTTTCACGTTACTCTCCTCTCATTATATCATTAATAACTGATTCAACTTTGCACCACTTACCACATGTCCTTTTAGATGGATCCACACTTTCGTTAACCGGATGCAGGAAGGCTCCATGCGTGGATGGATTAGAAACGAAATCAAATGCGATGAGTTCAAAATCAGGTTGTACTTGAACAGTATTATCTTCGTTATCTTCAGCGATTTCTTTAACTGATCCTAGACCCCGTGAAGATATACCCAACTTAATACCTGCTTTAAATAATTCTTTTAAAATATTACCAGATGGGGTTCCCAATACTTCAACTGTGCCCTTCAGATCATCTCCACTCCAATGCATTTCCATAATGTTATGAGATGCATTTTGTAAATTTACGACTGATGAATCAGGGTGATCCAGTTCACCAAGTGCTCTATGTTCTTTGATTTGTGTTTTTTCATAATTGTCAGCTTCTCTCATCAAAGTTTCTTTTGGATACACCCTCCCATTTTGATTTTTAGAATCTGCGCGTTGTAGTACACCGGAAACAATCAATTTTCCACCATTTTTATTTATTGATTCATTGATTTGCTGTGGGGTTACCTCGAAAGGTATATAATCCACTAAAAGTTCTTTACCCATGATAGCTCCTATGTCCTTGTGTTAACGTAAACAAACGTTACATCACCAGTGTTGTAGGTGTGACCAGCAGTGCTTCCACTCCAAGCTGTTGCATTAATATCTAATCGTACTGGTGTAGCATTATCACCGATATGACTAACAATTCCTTGTGTAAAACTGCCCATTGAAGACGTTGCATCTGTTGTACCGTATCTAAAACTAAAAGATCCAGTAGAATTCACCAAGACATAAGAAGCGGCTTGTGCTTCTGCGCAATTTGCTGGTGTAATGGCTTTTGATCCATGATTGACAGATAACCCCTTAGGGATTTGTTTATCCGTATTATTAGGGTCTTGTATGTATGACATTATGTTCTCCTTATGCCCAAGTGGTCCGCTTAATCCATATATCTCTCAATATAGATGCTACTTCTGTTCTGATTAATTTTTTGATACTCAACATATCTTTCGCATTTAATTCTTCATTAACTTTTTTCTTTTTACGTTTCTTTCCATTCGTAGCTTTAAAAGCCATTGGAGTATTATATCCAGGAGTCGCTGCTGTTGTTGTAAGTTCTTCCAATTCTTCTTCTTTCAACTCATTATACAGCTGTCTTATCAGTTCTCTTAAACGCTGTTCAGTCATGCTACTTTATTGAGCGCTTTTAATAGCTCGTAATATCTCATCATTTGAATTACAATTTTGTCTGGTACCGTGCGTTCACTGCCTACCTTACAAAAGGTTCCCATAGAATTAATAGCTTCAGTTAACTTTATTTTTGTAATCTTATCAGTTACTCTGATACTTGCCCGCTTTAACTGTTTTTTCAATTTAGGTACTGATTCTGTGATATAGTCCTTTAACGAACTTGTATTTGAAACGTTATTTATGTAATGTTTCAACAAAGTTTTTTGACCCTGATTTAAATCTTTATACTTCGCATTAAATTTTTCTAATAAAATTCGATAAGCAATGACTCTCAAATCACCATCTTCTGGTAATGATTTTACTTCTTCAACTAAAGTAGGTTTTTGCGTAGTAATGTTTTCAATTAAATTAAAATGAGTGATAGTTTTTTCCTCGGGTGTCAAATTATTACTATGTTCGAATAATTTATAAATTGAAGCATATACTTTATAGTTAGGTATCTTAGATGAAAATAATTTCCGCAAGTCGTATTCTTCAGATATCTCTTTTATCACATTAAACTTTTCACGTTTAAGTTGTTTTTTATTTGCTTTATTATTTGCAGTTAATACTTCAGATATAAAATAATCTGCTTTTTTATCTGTATTAAATTTTTGATTTAACAACGCATTATACAGCAACAGCTCCTTCCCTAGTTCTGTTTTTTCACTAAAACGTTCTTTTATAATTTGTAAAGCAGCGCTATCACTATCTTTAGAAATCAAATCAGCTGTTACTTGCCGAAGCAAAAATTCAAATAGTAAACCTGTGTTACGAATTTTATTGTGCTTCGCCTTCTTATCATTTTTCATGCGTATATCTCCTATGCGAGTATAGTGTCACATATATAAATATGTAATTATAATTTTTATCCCCAAAAATATTAATCATTTTCGTCATCCAATAAAGCAGATTCGTTTAATAATCCTTCTTTAGCTATGTCTTTCCCAAAAGCTTTTTTTAAGGATGCCATCAAACCTTCTTGTTTTACAATCGTAGCTCCCTTACCGGGATATAGCGGACTGCCTCCTTTAAATTCTCTCTTACCTGATGTCGGTGTCGCATATTTATTTGCTTTTTTTATGTCATCATATTCCATAGTCCCTCTATCTACATCTGGTACTCGTGGATCTTTTTCTGATCCGCCCCAGTCTCCACGTCTTGCCATTTCTTCACCGCCTTCACCTTCTTCACCAGCCTTCTCACCAGTTTCCGCTGGATCATTTCCTTCTGTAGCTATTTGCTCCATTCTAAATGCTTGTTTTTGATCTGTTATTACACCTTCAAACATTTTTGCTTTTTCTGCATCACTTAATTCAAAAATATTATTATAAACCCACTCACGTGAAAATAATTTGTTCTCCATAGCGGTGTTAGATATCTCAACTTGCTGTGTTAACAACTCGAGTTTTTCCTGCATGTGGATCATCGAAGGATTAGTTAGTTCTAAATCAAACTGCAGTAACTCTTCGTTATCGAATCCTTGAGTATACAAATGTACAATTGCAATCTTTTCAAGTTCAGCTACAACAATTTTTTGTAGTCGTTCAATTGTTCTTGCAAATCTAACATCTTCAGCTGCTAATGTTGCTTTTGATCCGATATTCTCATCATAACCCAAAAACGCTTTAGGTATTTTTAATGCAGCCATAAGTTTATTGCGCATATATTCTATATCATCAATAGCTCCTTCGTTTCCTAACCCTTGCAACGTTTCAATCTCGGTACCACTATCGCTACCACGAACTGGTAAGAAATAATCTTCAGTGACTGATTCTATATTATAACGCAGATTGTAATCTCCGGTTGTTTGATCAATAACTGGGATCTTTTTCATTTTATTTATAATTTTTTGCATGAAGTTGTCCACTTCATTTGGTGGTATGTTACCAATATCAATTTTAAAAATTCTTTTTTCTGGTGCTCTCATAATTCTATGAATTAACATTGCGTCTTCCATAAGAACTAATTGTTTCCAGACTTTGCGAGCCCCTTCTAACATTGACTTACCATACGGAATAAAATTTGAATCTGATAATAATCTAAAGTGTCCTATTTCATAATTTTGATACAGTCTTTTATCTATAGCTTGTACATTCTTTTGTCCTACACTATCTCCGGTCACTTCAAATTCAACTAATTTTGGATTCTCCGGATCGTGATCTTCTAATCTCATAACGTCGTATGGTGATATTGGTTTAGCATTAACTACACCATATTTATCCAATATATCTAGTAATAGAAAAAAGTCTCCGTACTTAACTAAATTGCGCATCCATGACCACAAGTTAAATTCTATATTTAAAACGTCATAAAATAAATTATGTAATATCTCATGCGTTTTAACGTTATTAGTTTTTATAGTTAAAATCTCACCCTCTACATTATCTATATTCGATTCGTCTGAGTAAACATCAAGCGCTGATGATATGATTGGATCAGAATCCATCAATTCATAATCTCTAAACAGTTCCTGACGTGCAACTTCATATGCATTTCGAGCATTTTGTGCTGCTGAATATTTACTTCCAAAACCGCCTTGCATCAGTTTCGTATATCTGTCAATAAAATTAGAAGTTAGTCCCGCTTGAGAGAAATTTAAATCCTTGACAACTAATCGTTCATCGGGTGTCTTACGTACAACAATACTGTTGTTAAATAATCGACCTAATCTACTAAAAATGTTATTACTTTGTTCTGCCATGTTTTACCTCTTGGTTATAATAGCCATGTTAAATCTTCTTGTTCACCGTTGATTGTGACATTCCACGGATCTCCGGCGTCTGATTGTTTCTTTTTACCTTTTGAGAATCCGCTATCGAATCCTTTGTTACTATTCAACATTGAATCCATCAAAGCATGTTGCATAGTATCCCTTTCCTTTTTTAAACGTAATGCTGTATCACGAATCCATAATGCAATGGAATATGACATAACTAAATCATCGTTATATCCTCGCATTGCTTGAGATTTTCCATTATCATATATAAATACAAACAACTCCTCAATTAATCTAATACTTCTTAATTTTGTTAACTTTTCTCTTGTATATTCTTCCATTTTTGCTACAATCAATGGTCTTGTTTTCATAGTTGTTGAAAAACCAGGGACCATATTTCTATCTTCCGTTCGATATCGATTTGTTAACATCTGACTTTCTGTATCTACATATTTTAAATCTTTAGATTGATAAAATAAATTCTTATAGTCTCTATCTATTATCGTTTGTATAGTAGCCCAACCAACATTATTGTTTTCCACTACTAACAATGCGTCATTATATTTTGTTGATAATTCAATAAGAAAATTTCCAAAGTCTGTAGTTGATAATTGACCTTTATATTCCGCCACTTGTTGTAAATCTTCTATATCAAATATTTGTGCCGCTGAGTAGTCAGTTCCATCTCCTCTTGCAACGTCAGCCACCACCATATACTGTTTGCTGTAATTTGGATATTCCCATATCCACAAATTCCTATCCACTCCACCCTTTTCTATTGGATCTGTTACTTGTGTTTCTTTATACCATTGTAAGATTTGCGGATCTACAATTGACAGACCTGATGTAAGGAAATCAGCATCACATTCTTGAGCTGCCATCGATGGTCCTAAAATTTTATCTTGTTCATCTCTCCAACTTTGATCTCTGTCAGGATGTAAATGCCAAGGTAACTCTATAAAACTAAATTGACTTTCCCCATCTATAGCATCTACCCACATTTTATGGAACCAATTACCAACACCACTCGGTGTGGATAGTACTACACAGTCACCACCAGTTGCTAATGTTTGTTGTGCTGCAGTCCATATACTCTCAATGTGGTCAATAAAAGCCGCCTCATCAAGTATCAATAAAGATAATGCTTCTGAACGACCTGCTTCCGGAGTTGCTGCTACTGCTTTTATCTGTGATCCATTCACAAACCTCAAGGATAGTTTATTATCCTCATCAACGTGCGTTTTTAACCAACTCGGCAGGTTCGTGTACATCACTCTCACCTTAGTTACAAGATTTTTTGCAGTATCTTTATCCTTAGCAATAACCAATATATTTTTATCAGCATTAAATAACATCATCCATAAAGAATACCCTGCTGAAAGTGTTGAGATTCCTAACTGTCTAGATTTTAAAATTATGTTATATCTACTTTGAGAAAAGGACTCTAGAGTTTTCTCTTGAAACGGATATAAATCAAATTTTACCTTTCCTTTTTGTGGATGTTGTATAGTACAGTACTTTCTCATAAAGTGAGCGGGATTATCCGCGCATGTTATATATTCTCTTTTTATTACTGATTTTATATTACTTGCTGTAGCCACTCTTATAGTTTTCCTAAAATAAATCCAATACCCAACCAAAGATATTGATTTTCATACCACTTAGGTGAAATTAACTTCGCCATTTTTTCATTTGCTACATCACGAGCTTTTAATAAAGTGATTTGTGAATCTTTAGCAACGAGTATTAAAGAATCAAGATTAGATTGGTCTTCCAAATCTTTAACCAAACCCTCATAATCAGTAATCAATACTTTCTGTGATGATATTAATGAATCTGCTTTTTCTATTTTACCTTTCCATTGTGCATCTCGATCTTCAACAATGGTTAGAACTTCAGCTTCAGTAAAAGTTTGTTGTCCAAACAATGGAATAACTAATAATATTGGTAATAATTTCTTCATACTATTTCTTATATTTTTTTAAAAAGTCTGCAGCTGATTCTATATCGTCTTCTTCATAGGCTTTTTCCATTTTTTTAACTTCGTTTTGTGATCGAGTAAGTTTTCTTTTTGCCTTTGTTATTTCTTTTTTATTTGTTACCTTATCTTTCTCTAACACCTTTATTTCTTTTTCTACTTCTTTTTCTTTTTTCTTATTGTCTTTAATAACAACTTCTAATTCTTTCACTTCTTTTTTCTTCGAAGCCTGCATAGCAAAAAGTCCACCAACTAAACCTGCTAGTCCTATTAGCATTTTCCAAATTTTCATTTTATCCTCCCATCTTTTTTACTTGCATTGTCACGTTTTCATTAGATACTGCGTTTGCAATGTTTGTGTCAAAATTACTTTCTTCTTCAGCTGTTTCCTTCATTACAATACCCACTTCCTCTAATACACGTTTCCAACGAATCTGTTCTTGTTCATTAACCCAATCATTCCATTTACCAGCAATTTTTAAATCTACTTCAAAATTAAGTTGACAATGAAAACATTTGCTCATTCTATTAAATGTGTCCTGGTCCCGGGACTTTAAAATTAGCTTTTTACACTCTCCACACTTATCAAATCCACGTGGAGGAATTTTAGTAATCTGCTTCCTTTCACCGTTGACCTTCTTCCACTGCTTATCATTTTCTGTCCACGTTTCACCTTCTTTACGCTGTGTTATAGTTTTAGATTCGTATCCTACTTGTGGACGACGGTCATATGTACCATTAACCATAGATGATACTCGTTCAATATTCTTACTCATGCTCTCTCCAAACGTTGTATATAAGTATATACAAAAACAATTAACGCCCTCCAAATTTAATAGACCTGCAATCTGATTAACTGGTGCAAACGCTCCTGTAAACTT